CGCCAGTCACGGTCAAATTGATTGTTGTGCCCATTGAAGCCGCTTCGGCTTCACGGAATCGCCCTGGGTTGAAATTGCCTGAAACAATGTTGTTGGTCGCCGCAGCTGCTGCCGCTGCTACTGAAGCAAGCCCACCCCCACCGCCCGCGGTTGTAGTTGTACCACCGGTGGTTGTGCCGCCTGTTGTTGTCGTTGGTCTAGTTGAAACCGTGCCCGTGGACATTGAGAAATTACCAAGTGCGCCAGTTGTTGTTGAACCAGTTGTTGCACCGATTTTTTGGATTGGCGCAATGTCTGCACCTGGCTTGATTAGATTTACACCCTTGATCACCAAATTGATTCCGTCAATAGCAGTGTTCAACAATGGTTTAATTGCGCCCAATACCTTGCCAATTAATGTGATCAAGGCTTCAGCAATGTCGCCAACAACCTTTAACGCACCACCAATTGCAGCACCGATTTTTGGTGCAATAAATTTGACCACGTCCCAAAATGCTGAAAATTCGTCCTTACTATTCATGACGGCGGTTTTGACGTTATCAAAAACCGATTTTACGCCTTCAAGGATTGGTTGAAATGTTTTTTTCAATGTTGAACCAACGTCGGTGATTACCTTGCCAAACCCGTCACCTTCGGTCAGGCTGAACGCTGCTGAAAATGCCTGGATTGCTGGCAATGCGTTTTCATTGATGAATTTCAACAATTTGTCAAGGATTGGAAGCAACGCCGTGCCCAATGTTTCCTTTGCTTCGTCAAATGCAACCTGAACGCGTGCGATCTGTCCCGCGTAGGTGTTGGCATTTGCTGCGGCTGCGCCACCAAACAATTCAGTCAAACGACCTTGCACCTGCTCGAATGACATTGTTTTCAATTCGGCAGTAGATAATCCAACGCCTAATTTGCCCAGGGCAGCGGTGTTGCCGTCGTACGCCTTAGCAAGTGAATTGGCGATTGCTTCGACTGGCTTGCCCGTTGCTGCACTTATGTCCAGGGCTGTTGAAAGTAAATCTTGCGCCTTTGTGATGTCCCCAGTTGATCGAACCAAACGACCCAATGCTGGGCGCAATTCGTCGTCAGCAACACCCGTTGCCAATGACATTTGAAGAATTGAATCTTCGGTTGCTTTGATCTGCGCCTGGGTTGCACCTGTTGCGTTTTCCAACGCCAGTGCCAATTGTGTTTGTGCCTTTTCGTCGGCTATTGCAGCCTTTACGCCTTCGATACCGATTGCGATTGCAGCAGCCCCAGCAGCGGCAGCAGCTGCGGCAAATGCCTTGCCAATTGCTATGCCAGCCTTGCCGACCTTATCGCCAAATGAATCAACGTCGCCTGAAGCGGTTTTGAGCGATTTGTTGAGATTGTCAACGTCGCCCAAAATGGAAAGTTTGAGGGTGCGATTGCCTGCCATTAGTCGTACCTCTTAACTATTTTTGAAAACGAATCTTCCCAACGGCGAACGATCTCAGGCTGAACGCTGCGCAATGTTGGATAGATAAACCAACCGCGTGACCCTCGACCTTCACGCCCTGACCACACTGGAAATTGCTTCAAGCGGTTTGAACCAAATTCAGCACCGCCCCATAGTTGTTGGGTTGTACCGCCGCCGCTTAGTTTTTGACCTGCAAAACCAAAACTGATTTCACCAATTTTTGATGATTTGGAAACCTTTGAACCTTCGGCAATTCGGTTGTCCAGGCGGTTATTTGTACGGCTTGCCGCGTCTTTGATTTTGCCCTGAACCCATTGTGCCAATTCGCTGCTGGCTTCTTTGGCTTGCCTGGTTGCTTCTTCGTCCATTGCTTTGAACGATCTGACAATGGCGCGCAATTCGGCTTTGTCATAACTGATCGCTTCAGTTGCCATTTGCCCGCCTTTCCAAAATCTCCAGTATCGTCAAAATGTCTTCGGCACTTTCGAACTCATTTGGTGATAGCCCCGTTGCTAGGGCTATCTCCCAAACGATTCGATTTAGGCTTCCGACTGGGTGGCTTTTGGGTTCGCTTCACCAACGATCACTTCGGAAATTGTTTCCGTCCATGCTTCGATTGGCTTAACTGGCTTACCAGCTGCTTCACGTTTCATTGCGTGATAAGCAAGAAAAATCAGGTCTGAAATTCCGATTTTTTCCTGCGCCTGCGCAATGGTGTGACCCGTTTGCTTCTCCCATTTCACCCACTCAGGCGGTGCAGCCGTGTAGGTGATTTGGTCGCCGTTGTTGTATTCAATTGTTATTGGTAACTTCATTTTTTCTCCCGATTGTTAGTTTTTAACTGAATGTTTCAGTAGGTGTTCCCACTACGACAAATGATAGGTCAACGGTCTGCGCGTCAGGTGCTGACCCGCCGACTGCTGGGAATACTGGCATGACGTTGAACGCGAAAACCGCACCTGAAACCGCAGTCAATGAAACTGCCAATGTTGTGTTTGGGTTTGATTCGCATGCAGTCCATAATGCTTCACACAATGAACCTGACGCGCCCCAGTCAGCAAGCATTGAAACGTCAAATGTCCACTGATCGTCAATGTGCTTGTAAGCCTTGCCGTCAAGCGTTTGGTAAGTCTCAACGGTTGGTGAATTTGCAAGTGTCGCACTGGTCGCCTGTGCGTCGTATGAGGTGGAAGCGATCGTCAGTGTTAGATCGCGACCCGTGATGATCGTTGTTGCCACGTTTTCTCCTTAGTTTGTCTGTGTGTAGTACGTTGAAACGTTGATGTCTGCAACCAACATGGGTGATTGACCCACTTCAAGCACGGTTGGCTTTTCAATAACGCCCACGACGTATCCTGCGGGCATTGCCGCAAGAATTCCTATGATTAGTTTTTCCAGGTTATCCAATGACCCTGCGTTGCTATTTGAAGCAACAATTGCGGTAATGGCAAAATTGATTTTGACCTTTGTCGAAGATTTGCCGATTAAAACCACTTCCATGTAAGGCGAATCAGGCACAACCACAATGGCGGGCGGGATTGGCGATTCGGGAACGCTTGCGTACACGTTAGCCGACAACGCGCTGAAGGCGTTTGCTAAGGCTGCGCGGGTATCTGAAATGGCATTGGCTGGCACTTATTGAACGACCGTTTCAACGTCCAGGTATGGCATAAGCAAGGTTGAAACGCGGTTGGTCAGGCTTCGTCCCATGCGGTACGGCGTTGAAGCAAAATCCACGCCCTCGATCTGTCCACCCGCAGCAACGCGTGATTGGAACACTTCGACGCTGACTGCCAAAATTGCTGATTCGATTGGTGCGCTTGACGCATAGATTTCAGCTGCTGAATAGCCTGAAAGTGTCGCAGTGCCCGTTGGAATGATCTCGCGCAATGTGACATTTGATGAAGTCAATGCAGCGGTGAAATAGTAGGTCGCAACGTCAACGACTGTGTGCGTTGCGCTGAATGGTGCTGGCAACCCTGCCACGATTACTGACTGACCAGCCACAAAATGATGTGGGCGTTGTGTGTAGAAAAACGCCACGTTTGATTCTAATTTGTAAGCGTTGACGGCTGAAGAATTCGAAACCAGCATTGGCAAAATGACCGCTTCGGCGGTGTTGATGATTTCGTCAAGATAACTGTCTGAATAAAGGCTGACGGAAACGCCAAGCACTGTACGCAATTGGCTCGCAGTGACAATACTTGGCATTTCCGTCCCCCTCGTTGATCGGCTGCGGCGAGATCGGGAGAACCCGCCGCATGATTAGTTTTTTACTGCTTGTTGAACTTGAACGCGCCTGCACCGATCTTCGTTGCAATTGCGCCGTATCCGTACACCATGACTGATACCTGACCTGAAGCGATTACGTCTGCGCGTAGTCGGTAGGTTGGTGATTCATACCATGTGTATGCCGCTGGGTTCACGATCAGCATTGAACCGTCAGCGTCAGTTCCAGCAGCAGTATTGGCGGTGACGTATAGGTCAAGACCTGCAACGTTTCCGCGGATTGAATCAGGACGGACGACACCGCCAGCGTTTGAAGGCTGGGAAGCGTTGTAAATTGGACGACCTGAATCATTCAGTGTCATGAGGTTTGCCCATTGTGATGTGTTCGCAATGATGTTGCGTGCGAATCCCTGTGTGCCTGCATAAACTGAAGCAGCACCGCGTGAAACGAAACCAAGCAATTCAGCTGCGGTTGGGTATGTTGTGATTGTTGTGCCGTCAGCAGTTGCGCCTGAAATCAATGCTGCGTTCACCGCAGTATCTGTTGCCTTTGCGTAAGCGGCTGCCATGTTTGTCAACAATTCGTTGAAGAATAGTGGTGAAGTGCGGTCAAGCAATTCAACGCTGAATGTCTGTTGTCCAGCGTACTTTGCAACGTTCACTGTCACGAATGCAGCAGCCTGGTCAGTTTCTGACGGTGTGCCTGCTTCGGAAGTTGCTGCGACTGTTGGCATTGTTGTGATCTTTGGAATCTCGAAAGACATTCCAGCGTCAGGCAAAACACCGCGAGAAATCGCGTCAATGTTTGAACGTGTTGTGTTTGCAAGTCCGTTGATGACCTCAGTCAATTGACGTGTTGGAACTAAACCTGCGTTGTCTGTTGTGTCGTCTGCTGCTGCAACGTATTGACGGGCATTCTCGTCACCCATTGAAGCGCGGACTGTGTTTTCTAGGTACTTAGCAGCGGTGAACTCTAAGCGTGGCTTTGAAGTCCAACCACCTACGGCTGGCTTCGCTGCTGCGGTTACTGACTGGGCGGCTTCTACCGTTTCGGCGGTTGAAGCGTCTTTGACGGTGTCTTCCACTTCGTCTTCTCCTTCTGTTGGTTGTGCTTCAGGTTCGATCGTCGAATCTGAAATCTCTGCTTCGCCTTCGGTGGCGGCTACCTCAGCAACGCGCGCTGATCGAATTGCGGGTTCGCTGGTTAATGCAACGCCAGTCATTTCACCCTTCAAAATGCGGACTGTTCCGTCCTTCAGTGTTTCGTATTCGTCAAAATAAACTTCCACACTGAATCCGTCGCGCAAACCTTCAGCTGCTTCAACCAATGCGTCATTGCCCGCAGTTGTTTCAGCAATTTTGAATGTTGCGTCAATGCCCTGTTCATTTGATTCGATTGAAAGTGTTTTGCCGATTCGACGTGTACGGTCATGTTCAAGGTTCAACAAAACTGGTGTTGCTTCAATTGAATTCTTAGCAAATTGCACCTTGCCGATTGAAGCGTTGCCAGTTTCCTCAAATGTC